ATCGATTAATGCCTGAATATCTACATCTGTCAATAGTCGCTTTAGAGCAGTCCCAGAAGTATTGCTTACATATATTTCTATATAGTTCGGTTTGTCCTGAGGGGCAACAAAAAACACAGCGTTACCCTCGCAGGGTAGCGATGGGACTGCAGTTAATTTAGAGGGCTTAAATGTAGTCATATTTTACCAATCTGTAATAATCCATTGTTGTTTTAGGCTATCGAGCCATTCTTGCTCCGTGCCAATAAAACCATTGTCTAAGGCTACTTGATAAGCGGATAGCCCAAGAGGGCCCTGTAATTGTCCGCCATTAATCCACTCTATACCCGACCAAGTGTAAAGAATACCTTGAATTAAATAACCATGCCCTATAGTGGGGTTAGTAGGCAGATCACCTACAGAATTAATATTACCTCTAATTAATAGAGGCGGGCCAGGCGGACCAGGAGGAACATCTTTAAGCACTAATGCACTCAGACGCTGTTCTCCCTGAAGACTACCTATCTTGTCACGTATACCAATAGCACTAGCAGCCTCTGATAGATTACCTCCACCTACGGCGATGAGGTCGCTGGGCGTATCCGTTATTATAAGAGTAATTGGTGGGCTCATAAGAGACATCGTTGATTATAATTTACACATACAGGATTAGGCAGGCACTAGGCAGGCACGCACTAACTAAAACTATGCGTGGCTAGTTTTATAACAAAGGCTATTCACACAAAACACAGTCATAATATGACTGACGTTCTAGATTACATCACTATCTATGTTTCATAGCTAGTTATAATTCCTGCGGGAGGTTTATCTCGTGGCATCCACGACACACTCTACAGCGTGACGGCTTTAGTTGATTTGTCTCTAGAGTTGCCGACGGCGAAAGAGATATACAATGTTTACAAAAACAATAACGCCCATTTCAGCGTAGAGGTTATAAAGGTGGCTATCACTTTTACAGCATTTGGTAACAAGCAATTAAGTCAAAACGGGAATAATTTCCCGTTTTATGTTAACACTAGCATTAACAAAGATTATGAACATATACAAAAGATTGGGCGCAAAAACGGTATCTTTGGTTAATATGTGGAACGCAAAACCTCCGTTTATCGGGGAAGACGGTAATCCCTGTGAAGAAACTGTAAAATGGGCATTAAACAAACAAGGTTTTGTCGATACAGATAATATTAAGTTTGATTCTTGCTGTTGGCTAAAAGATAATAGTGCTGTCGTTCCTGCTACGGCTACTAGAAATGAAGAAACGATCCGATTGCAACCTAGTCTTAGCGGTATCTTAGGGGAGTTTTACGCTGAATGTTGCCGGGTCGATAGTCAAGAAATTATTATCGGACCATATCAACCACATCAAATAGAAAAAGCTTTTGATGACTGCATAGAAAAAGCGCAAGATGTACTTGAGTACATCAAAAGTAAGTGTATTTATACCAAAGGGGCTAATCTTGATAAAAGATTTACTTTTTTACATGATGATGGCTGGTATTGCGATGGTATAAAAGTTGTTTTTTTGCCTGTTAGTTTTAATTGTCTTCCAGCAATTAAAGGATTTTTCTATTTACCTCAAGAGTGATTTGCAACTTTATAATCTTAATTATGTTTCTTAAGACAGAAGATTTTAAAACTTCAAAATCTTCTGTCTTAAATATTGTTAAGTTACAAGATTACTCTCTATCAGGCGTACCGCTGACAAGAATAGCTTTAATCTGTGATAGGCATCCTGAGATAATCAAAAAGCAAGGGATTAACAGAAATAATTCTCTCAAATAGTTGATATTTCTGGGAGAATATCGTAAGACAGGATCAAGTAAACAAACACACAAGAGGTAACAAGACATGACTTCTATTAATTTTTACGAAAGAACGGCGCTTATCAAGCGTATCGAAAACAATCTCAATGAAATTAACCAAAGATATTTTGAGGGAGGCCACGTGATATTATCAGTGACTGATAACGGTGATTACCTCACTGTCAAAAAACAAGGTGTTTACTTAGCAGGTTATGACACTCAAAAGCTTTTTGACGCTCTGGAAGATTTTAATAAAGAAGTTCGAGAGTTTCTTTTTCCTTATGACCTGTGGGACTATTTAGATCATTGCAAGTACACGCCAGAAAATCAGGAATCTGACAATAAATTAAAAACCGATGATGAATTATCGCTTTCTGACAGTGTCGATATGCTGTTGAGTGAACCTGCACCTGTACCTATAGATGAATCTTCTGGACTGCATGATTGGACTGTTAGTTTAATACGCCACTCACAAACTATACATACCAAAGCCTCTACCTTAAGCAAATTAGTTGAGGAACTAGAAACAAAAAATGAAATTCTAGAGAAAAAAAATCAAGAATTAGAACAGAGCAAAGAATACAACGAAGCATGGATTGACAACTTAAAACAAAAAGTTCACGATTTAGAATCCTCGGTTTGGCTACTGCAACAGGAAAATAAGCGACTAAAAAATCAATCAGAGTTAGGAGTAAAAGTGATGATTAAAATTGAAATGGTAAAAATACCATCAAGTCAGGATCAAAAAATCAGTAGTTTTGCGATTGGGAAATATCCAATTACTCAGGAACAGTATCAAGCGGTAATGGAGAACAATCCTTCCCATTTTCAAGGCAATCCTCAGAATCCAGTGGAAAGTGTAAGTTGGGATGACGCTCAAGCCTTTTGTCAGAAATTAAGTCAAATAACTGGCAAAACCTATCGTCTACCAACGGAAGCGGAGTGGGAATATGCTTGTCGTGCAGGGACTACTACTCGCTTTTATTTTGGTGATGATGCTAATCAGTTAGGAGATTACGCTTGGTATTACGACAATTCTCAGAAGACAACTCATCCTGTGGGACAGAAAAAGCCCAATGCTTGGAGACTCTATGACATGAGTGGCAATGTATGGGAGTGGTGTCAAAACGGCGTGAATCGGGGCGGTTCTTGGTACAGCAATCCTGATCTCTGCCGTTCCACTTACTGCTACTACGACAACTACAGCCGCGACGACCGCATCAGCGATTACGGTTTTCGGGTAGTCTGTGACAATTAGTTACTAATCAGTTGGTTATTAGTCAGTAAAAACAAAGCTAGGAGTAAAAATGATGATTAAAATTGAAATGGTAGAGGTACCATCAAGTCAGGATCAAGAAATTAGTAGTTTTAAAATTGGTAAATATCCAGTGACTCAGGAACAATATGAAGTAGTAATGGGAGTTAATCCATCTTATTTTCAAGGTAATCCTCAAAATCCAGTAGAAACTGTTAGTTGGAACGATGCCCAAGTTTTTTGTCAGAAATTGAGTCAAATAACTGGGAAAACCTATCGCCTACCCACAGAAGCGGAATGGGAATATGCCTGTCGTGCAGGGACTACTACTAACTATTATTTTGGAGATAATTATCATCAATTAAGAGATTACGCTTGGTATTGTGATAATTCTCAGAAGACAACCCATCCTGTAGGGCAAAAATTACCTAATGCTTGGGGACTCTATGACATGAGTGGCAACGTCTGGGAATGGTGTGAAGATGTCAGTTGTCTGCGGGGCGGTTCCTGGTGGGACACTCCTTATGACTGCCGTTCCGTAATTCGCACCTTCTTCTTCCGCCGCGACTTCTGCGGCAACAATGGTGGTTTTCGGGTAGTCTGTGACAATTAATCAATTATCAGTTATCAGCAGTAAAAACAATGATCATTCAACAAGTTACTTTTCTCGCTAAAGACTTTGACAATACTGAATATCAATTTAGTGGCACCCTGTTTCCTAATGGTGCTGTAATGGTTTCTTACGCCCATACCAACGACGGTTGGTTTGAGAGTCTTGAAAGTGTTGACGCTTGTGGAAATGCAAGTGTAATCAATTGGGAACTAGGGAAAAAGTCTCGAATGTCAACGGCTTCTGTAAGAGAATCCCTAAAAGGTGCTGTGCGAGAATTTGGATCAGACAGAGGTACAAAAAAGGGATTTAAGTTGCTTTGATTATCTTTTAGCGTCAGTTGGTTATTAGTCAGTAAAAACATAACTAGGAGTAAAAATGACAATTAAAATTGAAATGGTAGAAATACCACCAAGTCAGGAAATCAATAGTTTTGTGATTGGTAAATATCCAGTAACTCAGGAACAATATGAAGCAGTAATGGGAGTTAATCCATCTTATTTTCAAGGTAATCCTCAAAATCCAGTGGAAAGTGTAAGTTGGAACGATGCTCAAGCTTTTTGTCAAAAATTAAATGGAATGACTGGCCATAAGTATCGCCTCCCCACACAAGAAGAATGGGAATATGCCTGTCGTGCGGGGACTACTACTGACTATTATTTCGGAGATGATGCTAATCAGTTAGGAGATTACGCTTGGTATAACAGAAATTCTGGTGGTACAACACATCCCGTGGGTCAGAAAAAGCCCAATGCTTGGGGACTCTATGACATGAGTGGCAACGTCTGGGAATGGTGCGAACGTTTTATGCGGGGCGGTTCCTGGGGCAGCTTTGCTGATGACTGCCGTATCTCAATTTACAACTGCAACAACGGCATCGTCAATCACAGCACCTGTAATGGTTTTCGGGTAGTACAAACTATTAGACCAACACTATTAGCTGAGGAGATGTGGGAAGCACAGTTACCTGAACCCTATAAAGACATGATTCTATCTGAAGTAGTAGATTACCTAGAGACTCTGCAGACTAAAGAGGAAAAAGAGAAGTTTATAACTGCTATATACTGGTCAGGGTTTCAAGCGTGTCTGGATGATTAAGATGATTACAGTTCTTAACTCTACATTCGTTTAGTTATCAGTTATCAATAACAAATAAACAGGAGTAATCATGTTATTATTTCAAGAGTTTCAATCTGTAGTTACGCAAAAGTTTCCTCATTGTAACTGGATATTTGAAAAACATGAGGTTATAGGAGAACGGTATTTTGCAAATATTATAGACAGTCGAATAATAATTGCCTATTCTTGTCAGTATCAAAGTTGGTCAGTTGGGTTATTAAGTGAAAGCAGGGAATATGTTCAATGTTGGCAGTATCACCACGCTAAATCTTTTGATTTAATATGCAATCAGGTTGAGCGAAATATCCAACTAAAGTTTTAGTTCTCAGTGGCCGGTTATTAGTTGTCAACTAACAATTATTTAGGAGCAAAAATGAATGATACAGATTTTATTCGAGAAGTTGAAGAACTGTATCTGCGTCTTGCTAATGCAGATACAGATAATCTGATTGAGTTAGCTAAACTTGCGGGTTTAGACCCTAAACTCGCAATTCAGATTGAAATGGTAAAAGTTCCTGACGCAACTTTTGCAATAGGAAAATATCCAGTGACTCAAGAGCAGTATCAAGCAGTAATGGGGAACAATCCATCTTATTTTCAAGGTAACTCTTGGAACCCTGTAGAACAAGTTAGCTATAACGATGCCATAGCTTTTTGTCAAAAATTAAGTGGAATGACTAGTAAAAATTATCGCCTCCCCACAGAAGCGGAATGGGAGTATGCCTGTCGAGCAGGTACAGTTACTGGGTATTATTTCGGAGATGATCGTCGTCAATTAAGACATTACGCTTGGTATTTTGATAATTCTTATGGAACAACCCATCTTGTAGGATTAAAACTACCTAATGCCTGGGGTCTTTATGATATGCACGGCAACGTCTGGGAATGGTGTCAAGAGGGCTATATGCGGGGCGGTTCCTGGGGTTGCAGTCCTGGATTCTGCCGTTCCGCGACTCGCCACAGCTTTATCTGCTGCGGCTACCGCATCAGCGATTACGGTTTTCGGGTAGTCTGTGATGATTAATCATTTATCAGTTATCAGTAAAAATAACTTAGGAGTAAAACAATGACAATGATAGACATAGGACAATTCCCTAAAATTAACTCTGCACCGCAAGAGTTCGA